TATAAGGAATCTGCAATGAATAATGATAAAAAATAATCTATAAAAGCTTATGCCTCAGCATATTCAGAAGAATAAACAAATCCAATTCCACCATAATCAAGGTTTCCACCAGATCCTTTTTCAATAAAGAATGAAACCCCTGCAGAATCAAGAATATCAATATTGGTTGATGTTGCTACAATGAATAAACCAGTATTACCAGGAGCGGCACCAATAACGCCAGCCAAAAAGGTTGTAATTACTCCGGCAGTATTTACACGTAAATTAAAATTAGTAGTTGAACTTGTGCCATTAGCAATTATAAAAATATATACTCGCTCGGCACGAATTTGAAAAGGTAAAGTAACATTAACAACTGTATCATTGCCAAAAGCAGTTGTAAAACCGTTGAGATTTGCGAATGAGTGTAATCTAGGTGTAGTGTTATTTAGTCCGACATTATTATTGGTAGTCACTGCTGCAAAACTTTTAGTTAATGAGTTAACTGATCCGCTAGCTAATTGAAGTCTAGCTGAATTATGATCATCATCCTCACCTGAACTAAACAAAACTGCATGACCACTAACGGTGCCAGGGTTGCTGGATCTAGTTACTAATTGCACATTGTTAACTTGGGCTAGAGTGTGATCAAAAAGATCTAAAGTGCCATTAGCTAGAACTCTAAAAATAGTTGTGCCATTATTTTGTAATTGAGCTAATGCTTTGGATTGGATATTACCACCACCCACTCGAACAAAATTTTGAGTAAGGATTGCTTGATCAGCTCCAAATGGATCTGATGAAGGATCTATGAAATAACTCTGAGTTACAATTTGTGTGGATGATTGATCATTGAAACTTTGATATATTATGGAATGTTGGCCACTCGACATTTGATGGCTAAATTCAGTGTTGGGGGTTGTGTCTGAATCAGCTATACGATATTTGATTGTTGCAATGCCGCCAACTTGAACATATTCGATTACATTATTTGCTTCACTTCTTAATTGAAGACTATTTGCTCCTAAAGTTGAAGGGAAAGCTAGTGCTTTTGTATTCATGTTTAGATTTTGACTTACTGCAGTTGGATCTGTTAAATTTGATAATGTTTGATTTGCACCACTTTCACCAACTAAATAATTAGCATCACCATAAGCTCTTGTTACGTAGTCTTGTGCTGCTACTGGATCTAATGCGTTAATAACTTTGAAGGTATCAAGTAAATCAATATTAATATTAATGGGTTTTGATACAAAGTTATTTTCGGCATAATTTTTGCTGACAGCATCACCATCTTCTGTAGGATTTAGAAGATTGCTAATTTTGTTTTCATTAGCGTTAAGAGTTATCGTTAATGGGTTTGATATAAAATTGGTTTCTAAATAACCTAGTGTTACATAGTCTTGTGCTGATGCTGGATCAAGTGCGTTGATAACTTTGAAGGTATTTTCTAAATTGATGTCTTGTGTTACATCATTTGCAACAAAATTATCTTCAAGATATTTTAAGGTCACATAATCTTGATCATTACTTGGATCAGCTGCGCCAAATATTTTTTTTCCCTGTGCGTCAATGTTTGCCACCATCGGCGATTGTACTGCAGCAGCAATTGAACCATCTAAACTTCTTCTGTTAGTATCTCCTAAAGTAGTTTGAACAGCAATAAAAACACCTGAGCCTGCTGGTGTTCCATCGACATTATCTAAATTAAGAATTTGTTGTTCTACCATATCACATCACTTAATTAAATTTCATGTCGTTGCCTGGTTCTGAAATCATTTGATTGCCTGGTTCAGCTATCCAAAATATAGGGGTTTTTGGATTGATTTCTTGACGTTGACCTTGAGGCAAAAATTGTGAAAAGTTTGGTTGAGAAATAATATTTCCTTGTGGTAATCTGATATAGTCAAACATATTCTTATCGCTCTAAGAATGACTCCACAATTAATTTATGAAGGTCTATAGATGCGCCGTCTGCCCTAAAATTGATTTGATCATCACCTGTTGAAACAGATTCAAATACATAATCAACGCCTGCTAGTAAATCATCACCATTATTGAATAAATTATAAACACCACCATTACCATTAATTGACATTGAAAAGGGGGTATCTCTTTTTACTGTAATACCAATACGAATGATGTTTGCACCTTTACTAATTAGGGCTTCTGCAAATATAGGATCATTTGGAAAAGTTGAATCAGGTGTTGCCTGCAATAATGTTTTGAGTTTACGTTTAGCCATGATTAATTAAAAGAAAAATAGAATAAAAGAATGATGTTATTTTGATTATGTTTGTGTGATGTCCATTCTTGCAACACTGAAATCACGGCCTAGTTTCAAATCGAATCTTGATGAGATTTGGATTTGTGTGTCGTTGATGGATGATTGGAATGTCTTTAGCACTTTGTTTCGTCTTAATGCATATTGACCTGCAGCTGATGTGTCAATTCCTAGAACAATATCATCTTCTTGAAGTGTTGAGACAAATATATCAAAGCCTAAGATGGTTCTGCCAAATTGACCAGTTGAAGGATCAACAAATTCACCAAGTATGGTTTGGTCTTTAAAGTCTTGGTCTTTAATTAATTTACCATAAGTGAGTTTACTCATCATCAGAGCATTTCCATTAAAGTTGCCTAAGCCAGTCCATATATCAACAATGTCAGACCATCCAAATTCATTTACTGTGTTAACTGGAATTAAGTCTTCTGTAGCCAAAACAGAAGTATCTAAACTATTATAGAAATCTAAGATGTTTGATGTTTCTTTAATGTCGTGACCTACACCAATAGCTGCAATGTCTGACTGTTGAAGATTCCAAGGTCGGTCTTCTAAATCGTTATCGTTCCATTGGTCAGAGTCTTCAATTTCTTGATTTGGTGTTAATGATACAAAGTCATTTCTTTCACCAACAGAACGGCCTTTTTTGGTGTTGTTGGTTTTAGATGCAATGGCTAATTTTGGTAATCTGATTTTTATTGTTTCAGCTGTAGTTGTGTGAATGTTCACAAGTGAACGGCCAACAGTTGCAGGGGTTGGAGCGTTAATTGCAGTTGATAATAATTCAACTAGGTCAGGCAATGTGTCTGATGTTACAGTGTTTAATGATTTAGAATAAGATTTGTATAATGCAGATTCTTTGAGGGTTTCAAGATTGACATCATTTCCGTCGCTGCCTTTATCACCTAGAATTGCATTGATTGTATTGTATGTGTATTTGTATTTGTTATCAATCATATTTCGGATTTTGTTTTCAAGAATTTGTTCCATATCTAAGCGCCTCCTATTCCTGAAAAATAAATTAATCCTAAATCATCAAGTGCTGCTGCATCTTGCAAAGCAAATCCCACAATAGGAAATACGCCAGCGTTTGTTATGAATTTTCCAGCAGCTGTAACTTGTAAGGGTGCGCCAGCAGCAACAGCAGCGCCGAATGTTACTTTGGTTCTGCCTTGAAGTAGTGCTTCTTTAACATCATCGGCATCACCTGAAAGAATTGCAATATATCTTGCAAGCTCATCAGTTGCATCTTGAGCCTCAACGGTAACAGTGTCAATATTATCGCCAGTAATTACTAAGGGTGCGCCATTAACAATGGTTTCATCATAAGTAACTGGCTGAACTAGAGAACCACCATTAAAATCACCATCAATGTTTTCACCTAAAGCATATTGGGGTGCTAAATCAGTCATTCTTAAAATAAAGAGAGATATTGTGCCTTATAAGATGCATTGTGTTATTTTTTAATTTTAACTAACACAATAGTTGGATGTATTGGGCATTTCTTGGTTTCATTTACCCAAGTTTTATAGCTGCAGAATCGATGTGTGCATTTACGCCATACTTTTTCTTTCTTTGATGTCTTTTTTGTTTGAATATCTTCGGGTTTGCTTGTTTCATCTGTTATTTCAGGTGAATCAGCTGTTGAAGCTGTTATTGTTGGTGCAATTGTCGCGGTTTCTGATGTAATTGTCCCATTATGACCTGAATCTTCATCATTTTTGGCATTTTGTTCTGTATTTGTTGATGTTATAGCTTTGTTTTTCTTATTTTTTTTGTTTCTAGCCATAAAGGATGGTTAACTTGGTATTATTTCAAGATTTTTAATACATTTTAGGTGTAATTTGATTAAACTTGAAAGGAAAAAGGATCTCTTGTGCATTTACAATTGGGGTGAGTATCTATAATTGGTTGTGGGCCTTCGTTTATCTCCCATATAGTACCATCATATTGAGTACAGATGAAGTCTTCAGCTCCATGAATCTCCCATATTTGTAATATTGTGACAGGTTCAGCAGTGGTTGGAAGGACGCCAACAGCTTGATTTGAAATTGATTGATAATATTGTTTATAATTATTGATTAAGGTTAAGTGAGTTTGCTTTTTTTTTCTTCTAAGACTTTGATTTGCTTCTTGAGGTTCTCACGTTTGGCCATAATATCCATTGAGGCTTTGGAATATCCAATTGCGTATCTATGTTTATTTAATTCAACTCTAAGCTCATGGATTTTACTGTTGATTTCCTTAATTTTATCATTAGATTTTGATAATGGGTTCTTTTCTTGCATTACATTTGAAAGGTTCTTTTTCTTGTTCTTGATATTTTGCAATTGTTCATCTGTCAAGTCTTCACCGTCTGTATCATTTGCAACACACATCATCACACCATCAATTTCTGTTTTAGTGAAACCATCAGGGCAATTGCCATCAGCATCAGTGTCAGTTGTATGTGCTGCATTATCATCAACGACAATAACTTCTTCTGTATCATCTTCAATTAGTACACATACTGGCACATCATTTATGGTTTCAAGGTTATAGCCTTGTGGACAGTTGCCGTCCTCATCCGGTTCTATGACATGAATATTTTCATCATCAGTTGAATCATCAGATGTTGTTTCAGGATCAGGGGTTGACAAGCCAGGTATCATTTCAAATTTGTCGCATCCATCCATCCATTGAATTTCACCTGCAACAATTGCACAAATTCCATCTTGGCCAGGGTTTTCAGCTATGTCAGCTGGGAATGTTCCCCATCTGCATTGCCCACATTGGCCGCCTGGTTCTCTTGGGCCATAGTTCACTTCACCTTTACCAAATTGGATAATGTTTAATTTTTTAGTTGTTGTTTTAGTAGAGTTCTTTTGTTTAGCTAGTTTGTTTAATTTTTCGTTAAGATGAGAATGCCATTCAGTTAGATCATCATTTGAAAAGAATACAAGTTGCGCATCACTTAGCAAGCCAGGATTTTTCTCTAATGTGTTAGCTATTGATGTAGCCATTTCTTTAGATATTTTTCTTTCGACTTCTAAGAAATTGGCAATGCTTTGTTTACCATCCTTCCATTTGCCATCTTGATTTTTGTATTTGGATAAATCAGGTAACATGATTTGATCAGCTGAATTTTTAGTTTTGTGATATGTCAGTTTCATTGAATTAATGATTAATGATTTTTCTTTGCTTGGCTTTGAGTTCTTTGTAGTGGTTTCACTAATGATTGAGCCAATATCATTTTTGTCAACTACTGAAACCCAAGTGCCTTCGGAGTTTGGCACTCCCTTTAGGATTAGAGTATTATCTGTAAATTGTGATCCTTGTAATGTGCAACCGCAATCATGATTCTCATTGTTGCATTCACAGTTTCTTTTAGCTACTAGCTCAACAGTTGAGCATCCAACAAATTCACCGTTTTGAATCATTTCATAGACTTTGGCATTTGAACAAACACCAATAAATTCAGTTTGTATTGTTGGTGTGCCAGATTCACCCATTTCATTTTTGGCAATACCGACTGCCAATGTTCTTGCTGGTGGATAAGATGCATTGATTGCTTTAACATCATATTCACTGTATTCATCGACTGGTAAAGATTCTTCAAAGTGATCAATGTCAATGTTTGATTTGTTTTGCAAAGCAGCTGCGGCCATTGCACCAGATGCAAATATTATGTTTTCATCAGTTTCAATATCATTATCTTTTTTAGTACCTGCAGACATTGCAACACCTTTAATGAGCATCATATCTTGAGCTTCATTTAATGTCAAACCTAAATCAGAAATCCATTTAAAATTATTTGATTTTAGAATGTGTTTGTTTGGTTTGAATAGTGAATTTATTTTATGAACTTGTTTGAATATGTTCATTTCAGTTATCATAAATTCATATAATTCTCTTTCATTCATTGAATCAGTTAATGCTTTAACTCTGTTTTTGATGTGCTTTCTGAATGCAGCAATATCAGTGATTTTGAAACTCTTGTTTATTGTTAGAACTAATTTATGAAATCCTTTTTGGGTTGGGATATTATTAGGATCAATCTGCATTATGATGATTCCATGATATTCTGATTAATAAAAGTAATTATTTATCTTGATTATCTAGTGCGTTATTGGCTATTTCTGCGGCTTTCTTTTTATTATCAATTACTTCTTGGATGGCTCTGATAATTCTGTTCTGTTGTTGTACAGCTTGAATCGTTGCACTTTGAGCTGGTGTTATTTCATCGAGTGGCATTCCTACATCACGGATTGATTGTACAATATCTTCGGGTTTGTATAGTCCGTCAAACTTTGAGTCTTTTAAGATATTCCAAGATTGTGTGATTAGATCTATAGTTAATCTGTCAATGGTTTTGAATTTGATTGAGATTTTAATTTTATCAGGATTTTTGCCTGCTTGGATGATTAATGGCCTGTAAATTTGTTGATTGATGAAACTGGTGTATTCTGATTGCATGAGGATGATTAGTGGGATTGCAGTTTCTAGTGCAGTTTGTGATGATGCATAACTGAAATCTAGAGCTGTAATTAATGGGATAACTGCAGACTTTGTGCCAATGATGAAATTTTCTCTAGCTCTTGAAATGTATGCATCATGCTTTGATTGAGTGCTGAGTTCAGTTGTAGCTATTGTGATTCTTTTGTTTGTGATGAAATGTTTTAGGGGATCAGTCTTTGTCAATTTGCTTGTAATTGTTTCAACATCAGGTTTTGTGAGTGATGCATCTTTGTCTGCTGGTGTTACAACATATTTTGGCTGACCTGAATAGAACATCTTACTTGATACATCGTCAGTCATTTCATCGATGGAAAATTCACTTGCTTTTCTTACTGTATTACCGTTTGATGTTTTATATCCTAATCCTTGACGCTCCATTGGTTGTCCTAACATTTCACCAAATGCTGAACCGTTCTTTGGCGAGATTTTGAAATGTGCTACTTGATCAGCTGGGATTGCTTCAAAGGTTCCGCCAAGCTGTTGTCGATATGAGATAACTGTGCCGTCTGTCTGTCTGTCAATTGCTGTGATGCTAGCTAGTGGGATATTGTATAATCCATCAATATCATCACCAGTGCCAGGAATGTTAAAGAATGAATTGCCACTGGCCCAGGCTTCATACATTGCTATCTGGTTTAATTGTTGAAGGCCGAAGGTTGTTGTAAATTCATTAATCATTTCCAAGCAAGCTAAGGCTCTTGGTGTATCTGTTTCTGAAACATTTGTGAAACCTCTTGCAACAGTGTATGATGAGTAGAGTTGTAAGACATAATCAAATTTTGAATTGACTAGGTATCTTTCAACAATTCGTGATAATGGGATGTCTGGTGTTTCACCAAATGATCCTGTGGTTTCCGATAGTGCAACAGTTGGATTTGCTGGATGTGCTGCATTACCAATGTAACTTAGAAAATTATTGAAACTTTGGGTGAATCGGTTGGCGTAGTTGTTCAAGACTATTATTTAAATCTGATAACTGCTTTATCAATATGTTTATTTTCTACGATATTTTTATCCTACACCAATAGCTAGATCACCTGATATTCTGTTTCGTTTCCACATGTTAAATGCCATCAGATTCATGGAGGCTGCCATCAGTGTATCGTTTGGTGAGCCATCTGGGGCTTTACTATATTTCATATATTCTTGGCCTGATGCTGATTTTGATAATTCACCATACATTGATGTGAAATCATCTACGATCCACGATGTTTCAGATGGGTTGCTGTTTGGTATTTGGGTTCGATAGATTGGTTTGCCTTGGAATAGGTATGGCCGTTTTATCATATCAAAAACATCTTGGAGTGCGTAGGTGTGATTTACTTTGATTAGATTATCTGAGATTAGTTTATCATAGACATATGGGTTTTGGAATGGAGCTGATGCACTCCATTTTGATATTATATGACCATACTTGTTATCAATTTCTTGCATCTGTCTTGTTGCACCGCCCAAATCTTGAACACCAATATCAGGTTCGTATGCATCAATTAGATTACTGATTTTTTTGATTTGAACTTCTGTGTCTGCGTCTGTAATTCTTGTTGTGTATAGGATTTTCCAAATTGGGATTTGAATGTCTGTGAATTGTGCAATGAATGGTACTGTGAATGCTTTTGTGCCGCCTCCCCAATCGATGCCAATAGTAACTGGGCCAAGACTCTTGTTTACTTGATTTGGCATTGTGAAATCTAGTGAATTAATCAATACTTTTTTCATATCAATAATTGATAGGGGTACTGAATCACCTTTGATGAAATTGCCCATAACGTGAGTTTGGAATTTGGCATCAGGATATGTTGCTCTTTTTTCTTCAATTTCTTCTGCAGATACAGTTGGGACTATAGTTTGAGGTATGTGATAACTTGAATATTTTGCAGTTGGATTTTTTGGAATCCATGCTTTCGCATTAGAATCCCAAATGAATTGTTTGCCTGATGTGTGAAGTTTGTGCCAGTCTGATCCTTCTGCGCCACCAATGCCAACGCCGTAAAATGTTTTGTGGATGGAATGAGACATTGATTCTAGTAATGTTGGCAATTCTGATAAATCAACATTGTGAATTTCATCTAGATAAATAAAGTCTGCAGGGATTGACTCTGCTTCTACAAATCCATTCCAAGCTGATTGGAAATAGACAATACTACCATTGCGTAAAATCATCTTTGTTGTGTTGTGGTTTTTTAGTTCTACTATTTGCTGGATTTTATTAGAGTTTTTTATGGCCTCAATTTTCATTCTGTGATTTGAGAATTTGTAAGTGTGTGATTGCCTGTCTGCCAGATATAGATGAACAGTGCCAGGATATTTCCAAGCGTTGAATAATATTTTGTTGATTAGGAATTCTGAGAATTCTGTTTGTCTGCCTTTTACAATGTAGATTCGATGTGAGCCATCACGGTAAATTGGTAGTAGATATTCCCTATCATCAAAACTGAAACCTCGGCCTTTGATTATTCTGGTATCTTCAACGAAGGTGACAGGATCATTTGAGAATTGCATAGCTTGGATAGTATCTTTTGGGTCTGGTGAATCATTGATTAGATCAATGTATTCTTTAGATACTGCAGTTCTGATCATTGGTTATAATGTGGCTTTATTCAATTTATCTCTTAATCTTGAACGGTTGTTTCTGGCTGTGCCTCTTAATTGACAATTGCAACAAGGGCATCTCAATTGTGTATTTTCAAAGTAATATTTGCAATGAGAACACCATCTTTTGAGAGTGCGAAATCCTTTGGTGTGATTTCTTGTGCCTGTTTTTTCACAGATTTGTATGCAGTTAAAATCGCCCATAAAGTTAATTTTGATGTTCTGTATTTAATGGTTCAATTGATTATTTCTTTTTCTTTTCTTTGGGTTTTGGTTTTTTAATTGGTTCCCCTTTTTTTAAGATACGTTGATGTTCTTTTCTCCTATCTGAAATTTGTTCTTCTAAACGGTATTTACCATTATGGGTTTTAATTGCAGTTAATAGCGCTTCACCTGATAGGCTTTTGTGTTCCTGGCATTTTTGGATGTAATCAACGAATTTTAGTTTATCATCATATATTATTTTACATTGACATGAATCAGGATGCCATTCAGTAACCATTAATTATTGAAGAATCAAGTGAGATTTAAAGATTTTAATTTTCTTTGTTAACGGTTGATTTGGTTTTTTCTGTTTCTAATTCTTGTTTAGTGAATAGTAAGTTTTGTGATTGGCTGCTTTCTTCTTGTGATTTTTTTGAGAATAATGGTTTTTTATATTTTTTCATTTTAGATTCTCATCGTAAAGATACAGTTATTGATGTGAGGTTTAGACCTTGATTTGTATAACTGACCACAATTATGACAAAGAAATATTTGATTAGACATTTCTCATTTTCCTTTTTGTTAACCAAGATCTTATGATCCACCAAGGTCTAAAATTCTTACAAATAATAGAATGACTGCGTCTATTACAACATATCCATCTACCATTCTCAGATCCAGCTCCGCCGCCACCAAGAATTATTTCATTCATTTGTTTTCTAATTCCTGTATAATGGCCTTTAGTGTATTAATTACTTGGCGAGCGTCTTTGAGTTCTTGGTTGCAGTTCATTTCTTTTTCTCCAAAATTTCTTTTGTCTTTTTTACAGCTTGAAGGATTTGCTCTAACATCTTTTGATCAGTTTCTAAAGGAAAACCTAACAATAGATCAATATCATCTTCTTGATGTCTTTTTTCATATCCCAAAATCATTCCTGTTCTATCATCTATTTCAAATTTCATTTCATTATTTCCTTCATGATTTGTTCTGCTCTTTTTATTTCATAATCAATCATCGGTTGGAATTGACATGAATGGATTCTTTTAGGTGATTTGTAGATTTTGCATTCTTTATCTTTTGGTGATTCTTTTAAGATTGGTTCAACATAGTTAGGATCAATTGTAATTAAACCATGATTAAAGAAAGTGGTAAAGCTGTTGTTGTTGTTATCCCATCCAGTAATAGATAATACATTATGAATAGGCACTTTGATGAATGTCCAGTAAATGTCTAGCTGTAAACAGGTGTGATTGAATCCTTCCATGCAATTCACTAATGATACATCAACCCCATATTCGCTAATAATATTATTCTCATCAAATAGCTTAACGTGTTCTAATGATGGGTTTTCAATATCATTTGATGTGTTTTGTATGTCAATTTCTAATCTTGGTTGATAATTATTAATTGGTGATCCTATTTCTTTGACTAGGCCAAATTGGATATAGTCAATGTTGTATGCTCCGTTATTCTCATATACTTTGATTGATAGATGATTCTCTTTGTTTAGTTCGGTGTATTGTGATGGCATATCAGTTTTGAAATAGTTTGCTTGGAATGGTATATTATTTAGTGTGAGGCCATAATCAACAAATCGTTTGCCGTTTTTATCTAGTCCTATTGTTGGGGGTGTGCAGTCGTTGCACCCATTATGGTTATTTTTCTTTTTTGTTTCAGTTGATGTTATACTAATTGTCGGGTCTATCCCATTAGTTGATTGTAATCCACTTTGTATGACTCCTGGAATGATTTTGAATTTTAACCGATCAGATATAGTGTGTCCATCCCCAAAATTAGTACGACAGTTAATGGTGTATTCTCCCACTGGATAATCACCAGCAAAGAAAGAAAAGTTTTCTGATTCATGTGTGAATACAAATTGCTCTCTTGGTGGAGATTGATGTATTACTCTCCAAATTATGTTTGTTGTAGGTTTTTGATCGTCTGGTGTACAGGTTGCAGTAATAGTTTCATCTTGAGTGTATTCTCTATTTTCAAAAATTATTTGAGGCGAATTATACTGATTGGTAGGCTTGTTATTGAAATTGGCGTATGCATCATCAAATGGTACAATAGATAATATTAGAAAAGAGAAAATTATTATTGCAAATGTTAGATGATAATGATTTTGTTTCATTTTGTTGTCAACTCCAATGCTGGTGCTTTTCCTTGAACGAGAGCTATTGATACTTTATCTTGTAATGAGAGAGGAGTTCCATCAGGCAACTTACCAACAACCATAAAGTTTCCAAAGATTTGTTCAAACTCCATTCCAATGTCAAAGTTTAGCATAGCTGCTTTGAAGATGTGAAAGAAGAATCTATAAGATCTGACTTCATCAAATTCTGTTTTGCCATGTCGATTTTTTCTCTCAATGAATGGTAATCCTACTTTGTAAGCAATTGCTTCTTTCACTCCATCATATGGCTTTTCAAATACAAAATAGCTAGATTGTGGGTCATCTCTTTTCCACATGGTTTTAGTGATGTTAAATTTAGATAGTAAATCTTCTACTTCAGCCCTGGAATGTGGTGGAGTTACTTTACTTGCTTCATAAGCTCGGGTCTTTGGAATCATTGTGCCAAGGCCATTTTTGCTTGTTTGTGAGCTTGGATGATTACTTTTCTAACGTAATCTTTAGCAGTGAGTTTTGAGATTCCCATTCGGATTGCTCGCTCATATAGATTTTCTTCATCTACATTGTTAAGATAAATTTTCAGTAAATAGTTTAATCTGTGTGATCTCTTTTCTGTAGGGTTCATTTTATTTTTCCTCGTCAATTTGGGTTTCAGTGTGATTAAGATTAAGTGTGACATATACTATTTCGTTAGTTTGTTCATCTTTTAATTTAAACACATTATGGGTTTTTGATTTGATATGTTCTGCATTATTTAATTTCATCCAATTACCAGGAGTTAATTCAACTTCTGCAATGAATCGTATATTGAAATTAAATGTTCTTTCTGTTTCTGTCATTTTTCAGACTCCAATAATTCTAATAGTTTATCTGAAATGTTTACAACTGCTGCTGACTCTGCTGCTGACTCTGCTGCTGACCATGCTGCTGACCTTGCTGCTGACCTTGCTGCTGACCTTGCTGCTGACCTTGCTGCTGACTCTGCTGCTGACCTTGCTGCTGACCTTGCTGCTGACCTTGCTGCTGACCTTGCTGCTGACCTTGCTGCTGACCTTGCTGCTGACCTTGCTGCTGACCTTGCTGCTGACCTTGCTGCTGAC